GCAATGGCCATCCAGTCTTTGCTTGATAGTTTAGCAACTCTGCACTTAATTCTAACAGTAACTGATACTTGTGCGAAAGTGTCTGCTGAATCGTTACCTGCAACTAGGTACAAGCTGTCATTTACAACCATAAATGCTTCAGACAAATTTGCTGGACCGAAGTTATCAGGGTATAGATCGGATGAATGTGATGCTACTCCGTTTGTTTTGTCAATGTTTAGACATCCACTTGCAATCAAACTTTGATTATCAGCTCTAACAAATGCTGTTCCAGGGTTTAGATCAGTCAATTGTGTAGTAATACCGCCATTACCTGCTAGCATAACAATTACGTCGCTTGCTAGATCAGTTCCGCCTTGAAAGATAAAATCTACTTGCTCAACTGCAACTGCTTGAGATGTTGCTACATTAACGTAAGCTCCCAAATCAATTGTTCCTTGTATTCTAGTACCTGCTGCTGTTCCTGCTGGTAATGTTATTGTCTCCGTTAAGTAAAAACTACCTGTTTTCGCTGTCGCCATAGCATCAATCTACTTGCCGACACCCTATAAACTCATTTAATCTTCTTAATATCACACGAACCACCCGTCCCCGACCACCACCCCTTGCTAACTAGCCACTAAACTTTAACTTAACTCAGATCTCTTCCGCTGTATATATATACAAAAACCAGATGCGTAACATCATGGAAGTGGAACAATGAAGCGACATAAGATGGTTAATTTATGCCCAACTACGTATGAGATAGCGTCTAAAATGAAGAATTTTAGTAAGTACGTACGTGAGCAGTTACTAAAACAAGACGAACGTAATACATTCCAAATCAAGTATCATATATTCTGTCCCGATCACCCAGACTTTTATCATGAAGTCGATAAGGTTCCAGTGTTTATGCCACATTGTATAACGTGCAATAAAGAAATGGTTGGCAAGTGGGTGAATGTATGAAAGTTCAATGCCCTAGATGTGGTAACATAAGAAAATATATTAGAGGAACTGGTACACAAATGCGATGCAATTACAATAAATGCAGCCGTTCTTTAACTGCACGTCATGAGGTGAATGTATAATGTTGGTCACCTGTGCTTGCTGTGGGTTTGACGGTCACGTCTATGACTATGAAGTTTGGAACAAAGGCTTGAACAGTTACCCAACGTTATGGATATGCGATATATGCGCAGTAGATCTTAGATAATACGACTTGAACCTAATGCGCTACGTTCGTACAGTGCGATCTCTGGCGTGTAATCTAACGCGACAGTGCTGGGCATACCTGCAGCGATGTTAGCAGCCGTTTGTTTTCCTGCAATAGTGCCAACTATAGCACCAGCTTGAGCACCTCCAGCAATACGATAGACAACAGGACCAAGACCAGGGGACAATTTGTTTGCTTCTCTTGCTAGTCTGCTGATCGATTTGTCTACTATTGCTTCACGTGCTAGCCACTCTAAGGCTTCTAACAACATGCTTACACCTGATTGGCAAGTTCGTATGATCTCTTTAGCCTCATCATATATTCTAAATCAGCCTCTTTGTCAATCATACAGTTTAGGAGAATTCTACATGCCGGTAAAAATAACGAACTAAGACCTCTTTCACTTGTTCTATTGTAAGATTCTGGTAAAGCAATCACTCTATAACAATAAATATTTTCAGCCGCAGTTGGTTCTAGTGATGAAAAGTCTTGTGTTTGTATTATGCGACAAAAAGCTTCACCGTTTGCTGTAAGTGCATCAGCACCAAATGAGGTATCGATACCCCACAATGTATTAGTTCCGTGTATAATGTGATTTCGATTAAAATTTCCGAAATCTAATGCGGCAATTCCAATTTGATTAAAGCCGGGTGCGCTAATTGCAGCTGATACAAGTTGATTAGGAGTGATTGGTACAGTTGTTAAAATAACAGTTTCTAAAAATGTAGCGTCAAACGGTTTCAATGGGTTTGATGGATCATCAACATTCCAAATTAATGACGTTGATGATGCACGTTGTTCAAATGAGTTACGAAAATAAACTGTTAAATCGTCTCTTGTATAACCTGATAGATCTAATTTCATCTCACTAAACCAATATGTTTTGATAGATGTTGGTAGCAATCCATAATCAGAACTAACTACCATTTTCCATGATCCATCGCCAGCAATATCGTCATCTTCTAACCTTAATGGTTGAAATTCTGCATTTAGAACTCTATCCATCATTTTTTCACCTCTTTCTTTGATTTACTTTTAGATTTAAGTTGAGGTTTAGTTGTAGTTTTTGGGTTTAATATGTGATAAATACCGCGATAATGTTTCATTTCTTAGACCTCCTTTTGAAAGCCTTAGACATAGCAGCAAGATCTAATCTTCCTTTTTTGGGTCCTCGCTTGAACTTGATGTGGTTAGACTTGTTTCTAACGTAACGTTGCCATTCTGATAGTTTACGTTTAGTTTTCTTAGTGACCGCTTTAACTTCTTTAACGGTTTCAGAAGCAACAGCAACACTGCGCTCAGCCCTGCCAAGTAATGCTCGAAGTTCATCGAGAGACCCCTCTATTTTAACCATAGGAATCACCTATGATTAGTTGTCACTTGCGGTCGATTGTATTGCAATGGCCATCCAGTCTTTGCTTGATAGTTTAGCAACTCTGCACTTAATTCTAACAGTAACTGATACTTGTGCGAAAGTGTCTGCTGAATCGTTACCTGCAACTAGGTACAAGCTGTCATTT